ACCGAATAAGGTTACTTACGTTGTAACCACCCTCGTTTGAGTAGTTGGTTACTTCTTTGTTGACTCCCGGCTTAAAAGGTAATTTAACTATTGGCATTTGATTTAAGTTACCGATTTACCAGCATTAAGGTCAGCAAGGGTAAGACCGCCCGTATACTGGAAATGTGCAAGTTCTTTAAAAGTCTTCCAATCCCCAGCCCAATCAAGGCCAGCTAACTTACCTAACGCGCCTATTTTAGCCCATACAGGATTAGCACCATCCCAAACAGCTTTGCCGTTAACCAAAGGAACAACGTCAATAGCACAGCGATAATTATGAAAAGATTGACCGCCCTTAGCTTTAGTAACAATGCTACCCGGCGTTGTTCTACCTTGTGCATATAAAGCATCTTGAGATTCATTATCTCGATAAGTAGAAGTCACAAGCAAATCAATATCATGATTCTTGCAATCAGCTAAAAATTGATCTACCCGCTGACGTACTGGCGGTAATAATTCATCAAGTGATCGTGAGTTAATCATGAATTCACCGGAGTTGACTGATGAATAAGTTCATCCTTCTTTTGGCTACTGGCAGATGAACCAAAATAAAAACCAATAATCCCTGTCCAAGCAGTACCAAGGCTCCCAAGCATAATCTCAATCTCAGCCCCTGCCGTGACCTTGCCGCTCATTAGCCCTATGAGAATTCCAAAGAACCCAGCAGTTACAACCAAGGCCATCACGCCGGGTATCCATGAGCGAGTCTCACTTTGCATGGAACGCGCAGAAGCGCGGTCTTGGACTGCTAACTTTTCAAAATCAAGGCCAAGCTCTTGTGCTTGAGTCTGAAGCGCAATTTCAGCCTGTTTAAGTTGAGCGATCTGATCTGAGGTCATCTTGCCATTATCAAGCATTTTTTGAGCATCAGCCGGAGGCACACCCAAAGCCTTGCCTACGGCTTCAACAGCCATACCAGCAAGTGGGCCACCAAGCGCGGTGGCAACCGTAGGGGCTAATTGAGCAAGCCAAGATAAGTTCATTTATGTTCTCGTAGGCGTTCTTCAAGCAGAGTAATTCGTACCGACAAGGCATTAATCTTTTCGTTTAAATCTTCTTTTAGTTTAGCCCTAGCCTCAGCCGAAACAGGACTATCCGTAGGCACACCTTGTGGTGAAATCAAAGCTGGCATTTTAGAACGAATATCAACTAATTCGCCTTGCATGGTTGTGACGCTAGTGATCATCCAGCCGACAGCCGCAACCATCACTGGAAACACCATTGGAACAATTTTGCTTGAGTCAAACATTAGATAGTCTCAGGCTTCTCTTGAGCAACCTGAACCTGCGGGGCAGCTTGAATCTTAATCTCATTAATGACAGGTTCTGCAATTTTGAACGGGGCTTCGCCTAATGCCGCCATAATTACGTTGACCATCTCTAACTTTAGTTTAAGCGTGATTTCCATTATTTACTCCATTATGCAGCCGTAGCCCACGGCAGGGGGGGTGAAACAACTGGGGGATTCTCAAGTGCCGCTAACTGAGAATCAAGGTTTGATTGAACTCCGGCTACGCCGTCTGCCCCTAATGCTTCTTGAACCCAACCAATAACAACATCGGGTGTTAACTGAGCATAAGGGATATAGGGGTCTGCCGGATTATAAGTAATTGCCTGTACGCTATAATCGGTCGCTTGATTAGAAGGAGTTGCCTCATCTATGCCATTGCAACGCCAATGCACGTTAAAAACGCAATCGGGCTGTGGACTAGTTGGGTAACAGTCCATCTGTTCGATAATCCATGTATATGTATTTGCCATGATAATTCCTTATGCAAATCTAGTAGCTGTTGCTGTTATGACTGCCGACGCGCCTGATGTTTGGGTCGCTTGCAAGTTAGATCCGCTAATTTGTACGGTCATAAAGGTAGCCGTCACAATGTTCGTCCATTTATACGATGAGGCATTGGTCACTAAAATGCCAACAACGGTATAGCCCGGTGCGTTAATAACCGCACTCAATGTAGCTTGAATTAAATACACACCTGTTGCGTTAGCAGGAATTGCGAAAATGGTCACAGCAGTGCCAGACGCGGTTGAGGCTGTTGTCATTGCGGCTGATCTAAAAAGAGCAGCATTTGCACTGCCGGTTGTAGTTGACAGGTCAGTTGATAGCGACGTAGAGCCAACAAAAAGGTTTCCACTTGCGTCAAACGTGGCTCTAAGCGTTGTATTGGTAGCAAAACCCAGTGAGTTAGCGGCAGGTAAGTAAATGCCGTTTACTGGGATTGTTGATCCTGTAACATTTAGATAAGTAATGGATGTTGCGCCAGTGCTTGTGATCGTGATGGGCGCAGTGGCTGGCTCAGAAACGCCGTTGCCGCCAATAAGCATATTTCCGCTGCCCGTAATCCACCACAAGGTGCCTGTGCCGGAGTTGTTAGCCATTGCGATGTTGGCATTACCACTTGCCGCGCCGTTTATAAGAAGTGATTTTGCGCCTGACGCTGATCCAGTAAGGGTTAATGTTGTACCGCTTGAAGGGGCATTAATCGCCCAGTTACCGGCGCTGTTTACGGTTGCTCGCTGGGTTGTGTTAGATGAAAACCCAAGTGTATTAGTTGATGGAAGGTAGATACCGTTAGCAGGGACAGTTGACCCTGTGACGTTAATATTTGAGAACCCCGTAAAATAGTTTTGGGCTTGAACTATGTTAGTACCATCACACACGACAGCTATACGTTGGCCTACTGGAACATCAACTCCAGTACCTGATGGGGTCTTAACTGTAATCGTGCCACCACCAGACGTGATGTTATTGTAAATGTAATACAGCTTAATGTTTGTCGGCACAATTAAATTGTTGCCACTAGATGTACCTTGACATTCAATATAAAGGTTACGTGCGCTAACAGGGGTAGTGGTCGTACCAGAAGTATAAATTGTACCGGGAGGGTTACTAGTAACGGCGTCATTTCCGGGAGCCATAGCAAGGGTGATGTCACCACTGGCAAACTGTTGCTTTACATAGGAAGAAACCGCTTGTTCAAGAAGCGTACCTAAGTTGGTGTTTGTTGTAACACCCCATGCTCCGGACTGATCGCCAGTACCTATAAGTTGTATTTGTAAATTTGTACTGTATGTACTAGCCATTATCTAATCCTTACGCCGCCAATGGCGTCCAATTCGGTGTTTGTGATTCTGTTATTTGCGTCCATCCGGGCGTTTGGTTGTCATTTACAGGTGTCCAATTAGGTGTCTGACTGTCATTTACAGGCGTCCATCCGGGCGTTTGAGAGTCATTAACAGGCACCCAATTTGGGTTTTCTGAAGGGGTAATAGTACTCCAAATCAGTACAGAAGTAACAGCCCCTATACCATAAATCCCTGCTACAAACACAGTGGCATTTGCATTGGCTATAACCGAGTTTACCGCGCCTATACCAGAAACGCTAGATAAAGTAAAGTTAGCATCTTCGACGGCGGTAACAGAGGTAACTGTACCCGTTCCGGATACCCTCGTAAGCAGAGTATTTCCAGCGGCAGCAGTGGTAACAGATGTTATAACACCTGTAGCTGTAACCGCAGAAACTGTATAAACCGCAGTGCCTACGGCAGTGACAGATGAAACAACGCCTGTAGCCGTAACCGCAGAAACTGTTTTATTGACTTGGGCTGTTACGGTTACAGAAGTAACTGTACCTGTTCCGGATACAGCAGTAAGCGTTGTATTAGCCGCAGCAGCGTAAGTAACTGAAGTAATTACCCCAGTTCCAGATACCGCCGTAAGTGTTTGGTTTACATCAGAAGCTAAAGTAACAGACGAAAGAACGCCTGTACCAAATACAGCCGATACCGTTACTGATGCATTGGGACTACCAACTAACCCAGATAACGGCGCATCAGATATTGCATCAAAGCCTAACATGGCTTACCAAGGCAACGGAGGCAAAACTACCGATGGATTTAGGATATTAGCTATCTGTGTATCAAGATTAGATTGTATAGCCGCTATTTGTTCTATACCAAGAGTATCTTTAACCCAACCATTAACAATCTCAGGGGTCAAATCTGCGTAGGGTATATAGGGATCATTTGGATTATATGTAATTGCCACGGAGTTTGTTGATGTTGCATTGATTGGCGGGGTAGAGTCATCTGTTGCCGTGACGATTGAATTAACCACAAAAACCACATTAGTCTCGCCCTGATAGGTGGGATAGCAAGACATTGACTGAGTTTTCCATTCGTATGTGATAGCCATAATTAAGACCAGTTGCCAGTTGCTTGCGCGGTAGTAGTGCCGCTAATTTTTCTAATTTTAAAATACGAGTTTGTTGCAACCACTGCGGCGGCGGCTACAGTAAGTGAGATTTGCGGAATAATCGTACCCGCCACAGTGACAGATATAATTCCTGTGATCGTGCATTGCCCAAGTCCAGTTGTATTTGCGGTAACAAGACTAGTATTAGCACCTGTGTTATATGTGATATTTGCAGTTCCCGCAGTGGCGGCTGTTCCGCTTTTTGCTGATGAAATCCACGTAGTTGTAAAAGTTGCCGCACCCCCTAATGTCCATCCGAATGAACCACTAGTGGTACTCATTGAGGATAATCCAAATCCACATTCAAATTCATAAAAACCAACAGACAACGAAATTGCACCGTTAGGTGAAACAGTTGTATCAAACATTTTTTGTGCGGCGGTTTGACTGGTTAGCGTATACGATGCCGCCAGAATCGCAATTTGTTCTGCCATCCACACGCCACGTTGGACGCCAACGCTAGTGAAATAGCCAACGCTACCATCATATTCAATTGATCCAGCAACCGCAGTTGTTAAGTTAGTTCCTGACGTAAG